AAGTCCAGCAGACTACCGAGTTTAAGCCGCTGAAAGTCATTATTTCAAAAGAAACGGACACCAATGGTAAATAATGCCTCGAGTATCGGAAATAAGGCTTCATTCATTCCAGGTAAAGGCCTGGGAAAGCAAGAAGCGATTTATAGCCTTTTGCTCGGGTGTCCAGGGAGGGAAAACGACCTTCGGATCGGTTTGGGTGTTAAACGAAGCACAAGAGAGGGGACCGGGAGAATATATTATCCTTTCTCCCACCTACAAGATTTTAAAGCAAAGCACGCTGACCAAGTTTTTTGAGATAATGCCGCAAGGATACGGAACATATAACAAGGCCGACTCAACATTTGAAACGATAGATGGCCGAATGTTCTTTTTACGGTCAGCAGAGAAGCCAGAGTCAATCGAGGGTATTACGGCCAAAGCTATTTGGGCTGATGAGGCATCGTTGATGAAGCCGAATGCTTGGCTGATTATGCAAGGCCGGGTAAGTGCCACTAGGGGTAGGATTCTTTTGACATTTACCCCTGTGGCCTTGAATTGGATTTATCATGAGCTTTACAAGCGCTGGAAAGACGGCGACCCGGACTATGAATTTATCCAATTTCGGAATGTAGATAACCCTTATTTCCCAAAAGAAGAATACGAGAGGGCAAAGCGGACGTTGACAGAGACCCAATTCAAACTGAGATATGAAGGGGTATTTACGAAAGCGGAGGGGCTGATTTATCCTGATTTTGGGCCCCAGCATATTATTGACGATTTTCAACCGCCGGATGATTGGCTGAAGATTGGTGGGATTGATTTTGGCTATAACAATCCATTTGTAGCACTTAAGGGGGCCCTCAGTCCCGATGATGTATTAATTATCTATGATGAGCATTACAAAGAAAGGGAGCTTCTTCAGGACCATGCCAAAAGGTTAGACCAGGAGATAACTTATTTTGCCGACCCTTCGGGAAAGCGGGAAATTGAAGAGCTGTTGGCAATGGGATTTGATATTCAGTCGGCCGACAATGATGTAAATATTGGGATAAACAAGGTTAATGAACGCATTAAGACCAGCCGGCTCAAAGTTTGCCGGCGATGCCGGAACCTGATTGATGAATTCGAAACATATCGCTGGGAAGAAGAAAAAGACAGGCCGGTAAAACTGAATGACCACGCGTGCGACTCTTTACGCTATTTGGTCATGGGGCTTGAGGAAATGAGAGCCGGCATTGGAGACGAGCTGATTGTTTTGCCTTAAAGAGTGTTCATTATAGGTGAACGGAATGTTCGTATTAAATGAACGGCCGTTTTTTTTGAGGTCACAGATTATAGTCTCAAGGTGTTGACAAATTAATCAGTGGGTGTTAAATTACACATGAGGGGTAAAAGATGAGCGAAAAACCATGGTATGAAGAAGATGATAATTATTCAATCTATAAGGCCGTTCAATCATTAATATTGTGGCTTCATGGTTACTTTCCAACTAGAGAAGAGGCTAAAGAGTGGCTGGAAAGAATAATCAAAGAAAAAGAAGAGAACTATAAGAATCCGTAAAATCTTCAAGAAAATCAAGGGAATCACAAAAAGTCTTACCATTTAACAACCCGAACACTTGAGGTCACAAATTGTGATTTCAAAATAAAGTGAAAAATCATGAAAAAACAGAACAAAAAAATTAAATATATCCTTGATGTTCCAATTTCTTTTGTGGAGTATTGTTATAGAAACGCAAAGACAAAAAGACAGAAACAGAAGATAAAAGAAATATTAGAGAGCCTAAAAGAGGATGAAAGAAATGAATGCAATTGAGAAAATCATATATAGCCTCGGGCGACTCCGGGGATTTTTTCAAAAGGGAGTTGATGCCCCATTGGGCGCTGAAACTTCATGGACAAATCCCTTCTTTTGGGGAGGGGGGCTTCTCCAATCCAAGAAACCGCGAACACCTACGGAGTATTTAAATTATTTTACGAGTTGGGTTTATATTTGTGCATCACTGAACGCCACCACGTTGGCATCTGTTCCTTTGCGGCTTTACGTGGCCAAAGATAAACGTGGTAGGAAATATTCACTAATTCAAACTAAGCAGATTGACAACCGCCGGCTCAAATATCTTCATGGCAATAACGGCCTCCACCGGTTTCTTAGGAAGGCCGAGGAAGTGGAAGAAGTCACCGACCATGTTTTTCTTGACCTGATGACCAATGTTAATCCCTTCATAAATGCTCGGGATTTATGGGAAATTACATCACTTTTCCTTGATTTAACCGGAGATGCTTACTGGTATTTGGTGAAGACTAATATCGCCGGACAAGAAGTGCCAACTCAGATATGGCCAATTCCAAGTCAGTATATAAAGCCAGTGCCGGGCGAATCATTGGAAGATTTTATCAAGGGATATATTTACCGCCGGGGGAACCGAGAAGTAGAACTAAGCCGGGATGAGGTTATCCGATTTACTTATCCGAATCCCAAAAATCAGTTTAAAGGCTTTTCTTGCGTCCAAGGGATAGCTGATGCCGTCTACGTAAACATGAAGATGTATGAATTTGAAGAGGCCTTGTTCGAGAAAAAGGCTCGGGTGGGTGGAGTGATAGAACAAACCGAACGAGTATCCGAGCCATCACTTGAACGATTCAAAAAGAGTTGGGAGCAAAAATATTCAGGTGCTACCAATGCCGGAAAAACCGTCATTTTACCACATGGGATGAAATTTAATCGCAATACTATGACGCCAGAAGAATTGTCATTCATCGAAGGCCGTAAGCTGATGCGTGAGGAGATCGCTGCCGCTTTCGATGTTCCCATTGGGGCATTGGTTTCCAAAGATATAAATCGCGCCAACGCCGAAGTTGCCGACTACCGTCATATGAAAAACGGTATTCTCCCAAGGCTCCGCCGGATTGAGGAGAAGCTAAACGAACGCCTGCTTCCCATGTTTGATGAGCGGCTCTTTGTAGCTTTCGATAATCCGGTACCGGAAGATAAAGAATTCCAGCTTAAAGAACGAGAGGCATACACTAAAGCAAATATTTTAAAAATCAATGAGGTTCGCCAGGAGCTGGGCAAAGAGCCGGTGGCCTGGGGTGACTCGGCCTGGTTCCCAATGAATTTAGTCCCGGTCGAGGATTCAAAAAAAATCCTTACTGATGAGCTGGTAAGGCAAGCAAAAGAGAAACTCAGGGAGATGCTAGCATAAATGAAAGAATTGCTGGATAAACTTGCTCAAAAATTGGCGGTTAGTTTTTTGCGTGAAGAACTGAAAAATTCAGTTTTAAATGCCATAGTTGAGCGGCTGAAGGATGCCATAACTGAAAACCCAAGACAAGCTCTTTTTGAAAAACTATTCAAGCGCACAGCCAAGCATGAGCCTAAAATAAAAGAGATGCTCATTGGGATATGGAAAGAAGAAGAAAAGATTTTGGTGGCTAACCTGAAAAAGCTCAAAAAGTATTTTTCTCAGAGAAAAGATGAAAGTATGATTGACATGGTTATGTATCCTCGGGCGGAATTTGAGACGAAATTGTCCGAAGAGATGGCTCAAATTTTGGCCTTGATTTTGGCAGAAGAAGGACAAGCGGCTATTGAAGAATTGGTGGCTGATGCGGTTTTTAGTATAGATACCGCTAGAATCCAAGAATGGATAGAACAATATACCCCTCGATTTTCAGAGAGTTTGGAAGAAGTAAATGTAACACTTCTTCGAAAAGAGCTGAAAGAGGGGATTGAAGCCGGGGAGGGGATTCCTCAGCTTATAAAGCGTGTTAATAAGACTTATGATAATTTTTATAAACTCCGTTCCGAGATGATTGCTCGCACCGAGGCACTCAGGGCGACAAATAGAGCCAATGTTGAGGCCATGATTCAAAGCGGGGTAGTGAGGAAGAAAATCTGGATAACTATGTTGGACAATCGCAGTTGTCCTTGGTGTGAACGAATGGATGGAAAAGTTGTCGCAGTAGAGGAAAACTTTTTCAATCAAGGCGACAGATTTTCCATAGACTGGGAAGAAGATGGGCGGCAATATCATCGTACCATGAAGCTAGATTATGAAGATGTGGCCAGTCCGCCCTTGCATCCAGATTGTCGTTGCACAGTTAGCGCCTGGTTCGAGGATTAATATAAATCTTAAATTGGTAACGAAAAACAGGACTAAACAAAGAAAAGTAAAAGGGGGAATGAATGCAAATTTCAACTGAAGTTATAAATTTTCAAGACATAAATCCGGAGCAAGCCGGTAAACTTGCTCAGCGATTGCACATAAAGAAGGATGAGATAAAATTCATCCGTAAATTCTATACATCCGAGAAAATCGAGTCTTCAGAAGACGAGAGGGCGGTTACCGCCATTGTTTCTACTGCCGACCGGGATAGGGACGGGGAAATAGTAAGCCCTCGTGGAATAGAGCTTGATGGATACTTGAAGAATCCTGTCCTTTTATGGGCTCATCGCTATATGGATCCGCCTATCGGCCGGGCGATGTGGGTAAAAAGAAAAAAAGATGGCCTTGTTGCAAAGTTTGAATTTTCGAAATCTCAGTTTGCGAATGAAATCTATCAGCTCTATAAAGACGGTTTTCTTCGGGCATTTTCTATTGGTTTTATTCCGCTTGACTATGATGAGAAAGAGAAGATTCACAAGAAGATATTATTACTTGAGGTTTCCGCGGTTCCTGTGCCCGCAAATGAGAATGCCCTGGTGGTTGAAGCTTATCAGAAGGGCTTAATTCAATCAGTTCAGTTAAAAAAAGATTTAGCACTTGAAGATATTGACCTTGAATCAATAAAAACCAATGAGGAAGAAGAAATTGTTATTGATGCTGATACCAAGCCAGAGACAACTGAAAATTATCACCGTATCCCCGTGGATGATCCAGATAAACACAAGGGACATAAGATTCGCACCATCACCGTTTCGGCTAAAAAGGGAATAAAAGCTCTTTATTGCGTGGATTGCAAGAAAATAATCACTTACTTGTTTGATAAAGACAAATGGACAATGGAAGAAGCCCAGCGATGGGTGGATGAACATAAAGGACTTCTTGGTCGGTATGAGGAAAAATTAAACAGGAGTGAAGAAATGGAAGAAAAAACCATTGTTGAAATAGATGGGATTTATCAGGAATTAAATCCTGATGAGTTAGGCCAAACCGGAGAAGAAGAGGAAATTAAGCTGGAAGATGAATTTGAAATTGAGGATGTTGAGCTGGAGGAGAAGGGGGTCATTCCCTATAAAGACTTGGGCAAGCTACCCGAAGATGCACCCTGGAATGGTCCCGCAGAAATTCGGGAAGCCGAGGTTTCCGACCTAAAACTCATGTGTGCTTGGTATGATTCAGAAAAGCCAGATATCAAGTCTAGCTATAAGCTCCCCCATCACAAAGCAAAGGGACATAAGGCGGTTTGGAAGGGAGTTGCCGCCGCTATGGCCGCACTTCTTGGTGCCAGAGGTGGAGTAAATATTCCCGATGCCGATCGAAAAGGCGTTTACAATCACCTAGCTAAACACTATAAGCAGTTTGACAAAGAAGTGCCTGAATTTAGGGAATATACCGAAGCTGAACTGAAGGCCATGTTTCCTGAGCTCTATGAAGAAAAGACAGAAAACCCAGAAGAAAAGTTGATGGAAATAGCGAATATAATCCGAGAGCAATACGAGAAGATTATCGCCGAAAAAGATGAGAGAATTTCAGAGTTGAAAGAAGGTCGGGTATTAAGCAAAAAGAATCGGGCGATAATTAAAAAGGCGATTGAGGCACTTCAGGAAGTTCTTGCGGCCGATAAGCGTGAAAATGAAGACAACGGAAAAGATGATAGTAAAGAGATTGATATTGAAAACATTAAAACAGAACAAGAGGCCAATGCGAAAGATGTTGAAATGATTGTAGAAAAGAAACTTAAAGATGTGCTTGGCTCTATTGATATTGGTAGGGTTGTAAGTGATGCAATAGACCAAAAAATCAAACGGCTTCAAGGAAAACTTGAATAAAAATTATATATGGGGCTGTAGTCTAAAGGGAAGGCTCCGGTCTTGCACACCGGAAAACGCCGGTTCGACTCCGGCCGGCTCCATACTTTTTCTTGTGCTAACCTATGTTAACCGGTTATCTATCAGTTAACACAGGTTAATACAAGAGTTTATCTCCGTTGGTGTCAGCAAAAGGGGGATTTTAATTTCCAAGCGGAGAATATCAGGCTTAAAGCCAATTCGGTGGAGATTGCCGCATAGAGCAATCAGCCGAGAGAAATTGGCTAAGCCGGAGATATAGACCCACCATCACAAAGATGGTTGCCAGGAGAAAAAAATCGCCCAAAGCTGAAATATACCACCACGGAGAAAAAGAAAATCCTAATTCAGGAGAAAAAGAAAAATGACTAAAGAAGAACTCGAAAAATTGATTGAAGAAAAAGCGAAGGAAGTCACCGACTCTTATTTGGCCGACCAGTTGAAAGAACAACTCCAGGATGCACTTGAGAAATTCAAACCCAACAAAGAGGAAGAGGAGTTGAATAAAACCGCCCAAGAAAAGCGGTTCAAGAGTTTTGGTGAGTTCCTGACTTCTGTTTATAATTTCCGCCAAAATGGTGTTCGAGATGAGCGGTTGGTTTATGTTGATTCTT